GACCCGCAATGATATATTCAAGTGTTCCCGCCTGAAAACGAGCATCACCGTAGGTAGATGCGTGAAAAATCAGAAGGACGCCCTCGATTTCTGGGGGCCGGACGCAAGCAAGTTTCAGTCATGTCCCTGCGATCAGGGGATCGAAATCAGACAATCGGTGGAGGCATCCCATGAAGGACGCACGGAATGTCGAGGTGACCAAGGTGTTAAAGAACGCGCTGTGGCGCGAAGAGGAGAAGGTCCGGAAGGCCCAGGCGGAAATCTTCAAGCTCCGGCTGGACCTACTGGAACTCGGGGTGGAGCTGCCGGATCAGGGCGCGGAAATGCCGGACGGCAAGTGAACAAGGAGGGGGATATGGGAGCAAGGGTAATCTGCAAGAATTGCCGTCGCGAAATGGCGGTCATGAAAGAGGGGATGTGCGGCGGGTGTTGCGGCCGCGTGAAGGGTCTTGAAGGATCGGACAAGTTAATAGCCCTTGCCAAGGCGCGGGAGGATTTCAAGGGCAAGGGCCCCGTTGGCCCGGGGAACCGCAAGCCGAGGGTCAAGATTGCGGGGAAGCCGCCCCGGAAAGCCAAAATGGAGGGGACAGCATCCCATCCCGACATTTCCGGGGCCGATTCCACGCGGAAAGTGGACCGGAAGGCCGTAACACTACCCAGCCCCCGACGGGTAAAGACAGGGTTGAATAAAGACGTTCTTGCCGAGTCCGAGGCCCGTGCAACATTGGGCATTTTGTCAGACGACGATCTGGCTTTTGCCGCCGCCCCGACCGAGGATAATCCCGCCATCATATCCATCATGGTCAATTTCACCGATAGCGACCACGCTATTTTCGAGGGTCTGCAGGCCCTGGGCCGCAAATACCGCCGCTCACCCGATCAACAGATCCTCTGGCTGCTGGAACATGAACTGACGAACGAACGGCTGTTGCCGGCAAAAAGATCGGAGGCTGGCCATGACTAAATTAGAAAAACTATACCGCAGGATGAACGATGATTTCAGGGATCATCTGAAAGAAGCGATGGCAGAGATGGGGGTTCTCGTTGAGAGCGAATGGAATTTTATTGAGAATTGTTTGGTTACAAGAACGGTGGATGGGAAAGACATGACGCCCGCCCAGATGGAATACTTGAAGGGGTATTCAGCCGGCTATGCGGATGCAAAAAGTAAGGTTTATGAGACATAGAAAGGAGGCTGGCCATGGGATCGATGCCGAGGTTGCCTAAAAAGATCGAATACCGCTACCGCAAAGGATCAACAGACGAGAGCCAGAACTGCAAGCACTGCGTCAATATAACAATATGGACGGCCTTAACCCCATTCATGAAATGTCCTAAGTGCGGAAAAGAGATGCATGGGGCGGCTCCTCATGGGCCGTGGAAGCTGCAATACGAATGCCGCCATTGCGGGGCCATTGTTACGAAGTGAGGGAGACTGGGAATGACGGATAAAGTGCAGCATCAAGCAGGTGTCGAGCGTCCGTGGCCGCACCATAACCACCCCGGCAAATACGAAGAGATCGGCGCCACGATCGGCTGCCTGGTGGACAAGAAACAGAAGGCTTATGGCCGGTCGTTTGAAACCTGCGAAAAGGCGCTTGCGCTGTTATGTCCCGACAAAATCAGACCCGATCAGTACGGATTGGTTCTGGTCTTTGCTCGCTCCTGGGACAAATGGAGCCGTATTTTTGCAGATCCGACGGCGTTTGGTGAGGAGCCCCGTAAAGACCTCGCCGGATACGCGTTGCTCATGAACCGGGATTATCCCATCGACGAGCTGAAGGAGGTTGGGGACAAGTGACAATAAACGGCTCGCGAGGCGGCCCCAGGCGGGGCGATCAGCATCCGCGAAGGGAACCAACCCCGCACCCCATATAGGATTTCATACCAGCGTTCTCTTGGGCTCACCGTTCGATCCGGAAGGCGCGGGTCCTTCCTATGATCCAAGAATCATACGGTTCACAAGGCCACAAAATTCGGGTCCGGATGATAATTTAATTTTGTGGGACAATGGGATTATGAGAACAATGAATGAGGAAAACGATGATGATCACATGCCCGACTTGCGGCGGGATGAGGCTGCTGCGGTATGGCAAGACGGCCGCGGGGAAGCAGAAATACCGGTGCCAGACCAGGCATGCCGACGGGCGTGATGGCGAATGCGGGCGTCAGTTTGTTGCCGGGTCTGACCGCATGATCGATCCGGCAAAAAAGACCGCCGTCATGCATCTGTTAAAAGAGGGCGTCGCGGCCGGGAAGATCGCCAGGGCCATCCCGGGCATATCGCGCCGCTGGATCTACCAGCTCAAAAAGAGGACAGGATAGCGTGCCTGAAAATATCAAGATCACGATCGATATGGACCGGGCCTGCGCCGCATGCGGCACACCGGGCGCAACACAAAACGGATTATGTCTTGCCTGCATCGCCGCCAAGGTCAAGAGTGGTGGCGCCGACGATATCCGTAAGCAGGTGCAGGACAGGGTTGCCCAGGAGGCCGCGGCAATCGCCCCCGGGGGATCCAGCGGCGGGGGCAAAGGCCAGGCGGGTGAGGCGCCCGCATCGTCCGGTCCCGGTTCCGGCGCGGGCGACAACGGCCAGCCGGAGATCACCAGCAAGCTGATTCACGAATGCCTGTTCGCCAACGAGCTGGGCGACGCCACGCTTTACGCGACGATCTTCCGCGACCGCTATCTCTACTGCAAAAACAGCGAAGAATGGTACGAGTGGGCCGGCCACTTCTGGCAGCGGGACATCATGAACCGATCAGTCTCCGCCATAGAGGCCGTCGTTGAACTATACCTCAATGAATACAAGCGCATAAGCAACCGGATCGCCGAGCTTGCCGCCATCGACGGCGGCGGTGACGAGATCAAGCAGCTCCGCAGCCAGCAGGCGTCTCTGATAAAGCGGGCGACGCAGCTCCGCGCGGATCGCCGCCGGACCGCGTGCCTGAAGTGGGCGCACACGATCGACAAGCCCGTCGCCATCACGGGCGAGGAGTTCGACGCCAGGCCGATGCTGTTCCCCTGCGCCAATGGCGTGATCGATTTGGAGACCGGCCGCCTGAAGCACGGCCGCCCTGGAGACTTCCTGAGCATGGCCAGCCCGATTGAGTTTCTCGGCATCGATGAGCCCGCCCCGCTCTGGGACAAGACGATTCTGGAAATCTTCGGCGGCAACGCCGACCTGGTCGCCTACCTTCAGCGCCTCTTCGGCTACGCCACGACCGGCCTGGTCAAAGAAAAAGTCTTCCCCGTGCTGTACGGGAAAACCGGATGGAATGGTCGCTCCTTAATTGTCGAGACGATCAGCTATGTTATGGGGGCGTTGGCCGGCTCGATCCCGGCGGAAATGCTGCTGTCCCAGCGATTCAGCAAGAGTAGCAGCGGCCCGACGCCGGACATTATGTCTTTGAAGGGCATCCGCCTGGCGTTTGCCTCCGAGATTGACGAGGGCCAGCGCTTCAGCGCCTCGAAGATCAAGTGGCTCACCGGCAAGGACGAGCTCGTCGGCCGCCATCCACACGACAAATACCCGACCCGCTTCCAGCCGACGCACAAGCTGTTTTTGATGACCAACACCCAGCCCCAGGCGCCGCCGAACGACAAGGCCTTCTGGTGGCGGCTGCATCTTATCCCCTTCAACATCAGCTTCGTCAACCGCGATCCGCAGGAGGCCAACGAGCGCCGGGCGATCCTCGACCTCGACAAGCAGGTCCTGAAAGAGGCGCCGGGGATCCTCGCCTGGCTCGTGCGCGGTTGCCTGCACTGGCAAAAGCACGGCCTGGCGCCGCCGAAGGAAATCACGGAGGCGACGGAACAGTATCGCCGCAACGAGGATCTGCTGGCGGACTTCATCGATGAATGCTGCATCAAGGAGCCGGGCGCGAAGGAAAAGGCGTCGCTGCTCTACGCCCGCTTTGTTGATTGGTACCATGACAACATCGGCAAGTCGGAGCCGTCGGGCACCTGGTTCGGCAAGCAGCTCGGCCAGAAATACGACAAGTGGAAATCAGAGGGCGTTGTTATGTATCGCGGCATCGCTCTCGGCGGCAGACAGGGAGAGTTGGACACCTAAACCGGAGAACTTTCATTTACCCGGATAAATTTCACCAAGGCGACAGATATATGCAAATCCATCGAACCATCACCGAAACCGCCGGCGCGGGCAGCCTCTCCGGTGCGGGTTTGTTTTTTGGCTGTTTTGGCTGTTTCCCTGGAATATCGGCGCAACATGCCGGATCAATTCAGGGATTGCCGTTGATAGTCTGGTTTGTCGCTGATTTTACAGGGAGACTGGGGGGTCAAATCATATATCTTTTGCCTATTGATTTCATAAAAATGCTTGGTCGCATATAAGCATATATCATCCCCATCTATCCCCGTACAGGGGGGGATTATTATATATAATATATAAATAATGAATAATAATAAATAGTTAAAAAGAAAAAAGGAAAAAATGGAAAATGCCGAAAAATCGGCAAATTTAAGACCGTCCCTGAAATGATGAAATTAAAATGAATACCCTCGATCTGGCGCAGCGAAAAGTGAAGATGCGGAAAGTCTCCGGCACGAACGGCGGCGAATGGCAGGGGCCGTGTCCGGGCTGCGGCGGAGAGGATCGCTTCCACGTCTGGCCGAACGAGAACGACGGCCGGGGCGGTTACTGGTGCCGGCAATGCGGCAAAACGGGGGACAACATCCAATATCTGAGGGAATTCGAGGGCATGGGCTTCAAGGACGCCTGCAATGAGCTGGGAATTGACCTGCCGGACAGGCCGCCTGCGGCAAAAACGGCATCCGTCCCGGCGTCGCCCAGGGCGCCGGAGCCCACTGCCGCCCCTTCATTTGAGCCTTCCGAGGCCGTGCCGCCGGCCGATCTGTGGCAGGAGAAGGCCGGGAAGTTCATCGCCTGGGCCGAAGGGAACCTCCAGAAGAACGTCGAGGCCCTTCAATGGCTGGCCGAACGCGGCATCAGCGCCGAAACGGCCGCCGCCTTCCGCCTCGGCTGGAACTGGGGTGAGCCCGTCACGATCACCGACGCCCATTCCCCGCGCAGCAGGGACATCTACCGCCCGCGCAAGTCCTGGGGGTTGCCCGAAGTCCTTAAAGACGACGGCAGGCCGAGGGCGCTCTGGATCCCGGTCGGCCTGGTCATCCCCTATGTCGTCGAGCGCGTCGTCTATCGCATCCGGATCCGGCGGCCGGAGGGCGAGCCGCGCTATTACGTCCTGCCGGGATCGTCATCGGCGACCATGATCGTCGGGCGCGATCGCCGGGCCTTCGTCGTGGTCGAGTCGGAGTTGGACGCCATCGCCTGCGCCGCCGCCGGCCCGCTGGCCGGATCCGTTGCCCTGGGGTCCGTGGCCGCGAAGCCGGACGCCGAGGCCTTCGAGGTCCTGAATGGGGCCCTGCAGATTCTCAATGCACTGGATTACGACGCCGCCGGCGCGAAGGCCATGGCCTGGTGGCGTGACAATTTTCCCAGATGTGACCGCTGGCCGGTCCCGAAGGGCAAGGATCCGGGCGACGCCGTGCGGATGGGGATAGACCTGAATCAGTGGATAAAAACGGGGCTGCCGCCGGCGTTGACGCTCGGAGAGCCGCAAACGGCTCGCGAGGCGGCCCCAGGCGGGGCGATCGGCGCGGGGTTGTTACGAGGGGAAGGTCCCCATGCACAACCCGATATCCCCGACGGTTCTTTGCGGGGCGTTTCGCCCATTGCGGCCGCGCTGAAAAGCGTCGCAGCGGACCTGCCGCCCGCGCTGCGAGAACTGTATGACTTGCTGCGCAAGAATCCATCCGTGAAGATCATCAACTCACCGGCCCGCTTCACCGTTTTGCGCGACGGGAAATATGTCGGCGGCCGGATCAATGAGCTGGTCTTCCGCACGCCGGAAGTGACGGACTATCTTTTAAGCCACCCCGCCGAAGAGATCGACGGGGGGAATTTTATTGTGGGGGCAGGATGACGCAGGCCGAAGCTGTTCTAAATTACGAGAATAAACATGCGCGCAGGGTTAAGTATCGGCTGGTTAATGACCACTTCCAGAACTATAAGCCCTATTCGATACCGAAGGCACAGCTCGTTATTGCAGATATTCCCTATAACGTAGGCAAGAACGCCTATGGCTCAAACCCGGCCTGGTATGTGGACGGCGACAATTCAAACGGGGAGAGCAAGTTAGCAAATACCAGCTTTTTTGATACTGATAAAGATTTTAGGATTTCTGAGTTCCTGAATTTCTGCGCCCGGATGTTAATAAAAGAGCCGAAAGAGACAGGGGCGGCACCGGCAATGATTGTTTTTTGCGCCTTCAATCAACAGTTTGAATTGATTGAAAAAGCAAAGGAGTTCGGCTTAGACAACTACATCAACCTTGTATTTATCAAAAACTTCTCAGCCCAGGTATTGAAGGCGAACATGCGGATTGTCGGAAATTGTGAATACGGCATTATTTTATATCGGAGTAAGCTGCCGAAATTCAACAACGGCGGCAAGATGGTTTTTAACGCCATGCCCTGGGAGAAAGACAGCTCCAGTCCAAAGATACATCCAACGCAAAAGCCTGTAAAACTATTGCAAAGACTAATCACGCTATTCACAGATCCGGGCGATGTGGTCATTGATCCGGTGGCCGGGAGCGGCTCAACAATTATCGCCGCAATAAGAACCGACAGAAGCGCGTATGGCTTTGAAATAAAAAAGGATGTTTTTAAGAAGGCAAACGAATGGGTGGAACGAGAATTGAAACAAGTAAGACTGCCGCTATGAAGAAATCGAGCGTTAAAGACCTGAAGGCGGCGCCATACAATCCGCGCACGATCACAGAGGAAAAGCTGGCGGCGCTGGGCAAGTCCATGAAGGAATTCGGGGATCTGTCCGGCGTGAACTACTCAAGGAGGCCGTATGAGTGAGATACAAAGGTTTGACTTAATATGCAAGGGATTTGCGGAGGGATACGGCAAGGTAGAACCCATAAAGGATGGTGCCTATGTCCTCTACACCTACCACCTTGACGCCCTTGCGAAGAAGGAGCGGGGAAAAGACGAGCTTCTTGCTAACCAACGGAGAAGAATGGGCGCAGAATACGATGAGCTTTACGCAGAGTTAAAGAGGGTGAGGATTGTGGCAGCAGAGCAGATCGCCGCCCTGACCGCCAAATATAACGAACTCATTATGGAGGTATCGTGTAAGCAGCCGCATGAAACCCGCCACGAAACAGCATTGAGGTATATCCACGAAAGGGACAGAGGCGGCGATAACATAGCCAAAGCCGCACTGAAGGAGGCCGTATGAGTGACATCAATAAAGAACTGGCGGAGCTGTTGGGGCTGTGCTGGCATCGTAATAAAATA